AGCAGGAGCCGCTCTGCCTAAAGCTGGTGGAACGATGACTGGAGCCATAACAACTAACTCGACATTTGCGGGTAGAGATGTAGCAGTAGACGGAGCAACAGCAGATGCGGCTTTACCAAAAGCTGGTGGAGACATGTCGGGTGATATTAATCTTGGTGATAATAATAAGTGTGCGTTCGGCGCTAGTTTTGATTTACAGATATACCATGACGGGTCGAATTCATATGTCAAAGACACAGGCACGGGGGACTTAATACTTCAAGGAAGCACCGATATTCGGTTGCAGTCAACCGGAGGTGAAAACATGATAGTTGCGGGGGCCAACTCTGCCGTATACCTGTATCACGATAACAGCATGAAATTCCAGACCCAATCCGGGGGAGTTGGAATTACTGGCACTCTCACGGCATCCGGTAACGTCACTGCATACTCAGACGAACGTCTCAAAGATGACATCCGAGTTATCCCGAATGCATTATCCAAAGTAGAAGAAATCAGGGGTGTGACATTCACTCGTAATGACCTTGAAACTGATGAACGATTCTCTGGTGTAATCGCCCAGGAAGTCGAAGCAGTTCTTCCTGAAGTAGTCCATGAAGCTGAAGGTGGAATGAAGACTGTGGATTATGGTAATATGGTTGGATTGCTCATCGAGGGCATGAAAGAACAGCAGGAAATAATTCGATCATTGGCCACACGAATCGAGGATTTGGAGGGTAAATAATGGCACTTCAAGGATCAGGATCAATATCTCTTCAAGATATAGCTAATGAATTCGGGGGGTCTACTCCTCATAGTCTAAATGAATACTATGGTGCTGCATCAGGTATACCCGGTTCTGGCACTATTTCAATGGATGATTTTTACGGAACCTCGAATGCTGCATTCATTGCGGCAACAGGTGGTTCAGTCACAACGGATGGTGATTATAAATACCACATTTTTAATAGCAATGGGACATTCACTGTCACATCTAATGGTAATGCGGCTGGTTCATCTACTGCGGAATATCTCGTTATTGCTGGAGGTGCTGGAGGCGGTAAGGGGTCTGGAGGAACAGGTGGCGGCGGTGGCGGTGGTGCTGGCGGATATAGAACAGCAACCGGATTCGCTCTTTCAACCACAGGTGGTGCATCTGGTGGGTCTTCATACCCCATCCAAGTCGGTGCTGGTGGATCTAGTACAAGCAATTCGGGTGCCCGTGGGGGGAATGGCGGATTAAGCACTTTTAGTAGTATCGCCTCGACAGGTGGCGGTGGCGGTGGTAGCTCTGGTAGCGGTAGCGTTAGACCGGGTGCATCTGGTGGATCTGGTGGTGGTGGGTCAGAAGGCGGTGGCTACGGGGCCGGTACATCTGGGCAAGGTTATCGCGGCGGTAATGGTATGTACAACGGTGGTGGTGGTGGTGGTGGCGCGTATGAAGTGGGCGATGCTGGCAATAACGGAAGTAGTGCGCCATATGGAGATGGCGGAGATGGAAATTTATCCTCAATTACAGGTTCGTCTGTGAGAAGAGCGGGTGGCGGTGGTGCTGGTCGAATTTCTGCACGAGGTGGATATGGTGGGGCAGGTGGTGGTGGTAATGGAGGTCAACAAACATCAGGTGGAGCCGCAACAGCAAATACTGGCAGTGCTGGTGGGGGATGCCACGGTGGCAGTTCAGGCAGTGGTGGATCGGGCGTTGTGATTATCCGTTACAAATATCAGTAGGAGGACTGTATGGCTCATTACGCACAATTAGATGAAAATAATATAGTTATTGATGTTAATGTGATTGATAACGATCAAGAAGAAGAATTAGGTGAAGCTGGAATTGTGGAATGGTTACTGTCTGTCTGGGGTGGAACTGATTGGAAGAAAACAAGCTTCAATACACAAGGTAATACTCATTTATTAGAAGGAATACCGTTTCGAAAAAACTATGCTGGTATTGGGTTCACATTTGATTCAGAAAGAGATGCTTTTATACCTCCACAACCATTTCCATCATGGGTGTTAGATGAAGATACTTGCCAATGGGAATCTCCTGTTCCCAGGCCAGATGATGATAAGGATTATAGATGGAACGAATCCACAGTGTCATGGGATGAAGTAGAAGAAGTATAAATAGTATAATAACAATAGTGGAAGATAACTAATATGGCACAGCCAACTACCAGAGCAACACTGATCGATTATTGCCTTCAGCAGTTAGGTGAGCCTGTAATTGAAGTTAATGTGGATGAAGACCAATTAGATGATCGTATTGATGATGCTCTTCAATACTGGCAAGAATATCATTCAGATGCCTCAAAGAAAGTATATATTTCACACAAGATTACTACTGCCGATAAGACAAACAAGTTTATTGTGCTGCCAGATGCCGTTCTCTGGGTAGAAAGAATGTTGCCCCTGGATATGCAGGGAACAAATTTTCTGTATAATGTAGAGTACCACATGCGTCTTTCAGACCTCAATCGTCTGACTACCATGGGTGGCATAGCACAATACGAACAGATGCAGCAAGCCTTGGCATTATATGATCTCAAAATTGGGACAGGTCTATCCGATCCATGGAGATTTAGTCGCCATGAACATAAATTATTCATAGATGTTGATGATAAAGAATTAGTGGTGGACAATCATATAATGATATCGTGCTACTCAGCACTAGATACTTCTTCGACCGGAGTAACAGCAATATACAATGACCGTATGCTGAAGAAATATTCCACAGCACTTATCAAAAGACAATGGGGTGCCAATCTAATCAAGTTTGATGGGATGGTTCTTCCTGGTGGTGTTACATTGAATGGTAGGCAAATATACGAAGATGCCACTCAGGACATCGAAAGAATAGAAGAAAAGATAGCTCTAGAGTACGAAATGCCCACTAACTTTTATATGGGTTAGGAATAACAATGGCAACTAATGTATACTTCTCTCCCAAGGTAAGAAGCGAACAGAATCTATACGAAGATATTATTATAGAATCCCTGAAGATGTTTGGTCAGGATGTTCTATATATTCCTCGTGAGGTTATCAAGGAAGATGAGATTTTGAATGAAGATTATTCTCGATTCACTGATGCTTATGCCATGGAAATGTATATCGAGAATACAGATAATTTCGCTGGTGAAGGAGATTTGATGTCTAAGTTTGGTCTTCAGATTCGAGATCAGGCAACCTTTATTTGCTCCAAGAAGAGATGGGACCATTTAGTTTCTTTATGGAATAATGATGTAGGGATTGATAGACCTGCTGAAGGCGACCTTATATACCTACCTCTCTCCAATTCTATATTCCAGATTTCTCATGTGGAACACGAACAACCGTTCTATGCCTTGGGTAATCTCCCCACATATAAACTGAATTGCGAGTTATTCGAGTATTCTGGTCAGGAAATGGATACTGGTGTTACTGAGGTTGACCAGTTCGAGACTAAGTATTCTGATTACGCAGTATTCGGTATCAATACAGGGACAGGAAACTTTCAGGTCCACGAAACTGTTAGACAATCAAGTGGTCTGTTAGATGCTAATAATAACCCTATCTGGATTACTGGTGAAATCAGTAAAGTTGAATATCCTGTTTCATCTGCCGAGGGTGTAATCTATATTAACGATTCTACTGGTACTGATGGCATCTATAGGCAGTTTGTGATATCTACTACTGCTCCTATTATTGGTCTGACAAGCGGTGCTTCATGGAATATATATGCTGATGTCTCTACTCTTATGGTCGATGGTAAGAAATTAACTGATAAAGAACAGCACATCAATGATCCATGGGATAAGGGTCGTGAATTCAAGACAACCAGTGATTCTATTATAGATTTCTCTGAATCCAATCCATTCGGGGAACCATAATAATGTTTGAGACACCGTTTTATAATCAGCACATCCGAAAGTTGGTATCAGTATTCGGCACCTTGTTCAATGATATTCATGTTCAAAGAACAGATAAGGATGGTAAGATTCTGGAAAGGAACAAAGTGCCCCTGGCATATGGACCTAAACAGAAGTTTATTGCCCGTATAAATGAACAGGCTAATCTAACTGATCCTAAGATGGCAATCAAATTGCCTCGCATGTCATTTGAGATTATGGATATTTCATATGATTCTGTCACGAAATTAAACAAACAGATTCGTGATGCGGTTCCGCACCCAACGGATTCATATAAAAGAAACTATATTAGAACATTTGCTCCATATAATATATCATTTCAGTTGGCAGTGATGGCAAAGAATATGGATGAGGGTCTACAGATAGTAGAGCAGATATTACCGGCATTCCAACCAGATTATACAGTTACTATTATAGAGAACAACGATTTGTCAAGGAAGACTGATGTACCATTTGTTTTGACAGGGGTATCCTTGGCAGAAGATTATGAAGGTGATTTTGAGGCGAGAAGGTCTATTATATATACATTAGACTTCACTACTAAAATTAGATTTTATAGGGGCATTCAGGACGCTGGTGTTATTAAACATGTTGATGTTGGGATTACTGATACGACATTGACACCACAAATACTATTGGAAAATATTAATGTAGATGTTACTCCGGCAACTGCCAGGAAAACAGAGTCGCATACAATAGTGCAGACAATTGATTATTTTGTAGAATATTAGGATTATGATATTATGGCAATTAAAAAAGATGTTGATAGTGATTACGAATACATTCGTGGGTCACTATATAATTTAAGCGAGAAGGGGAATGAGTCCATTGAATTGATGATGGATCTGGCACGGGAATCAGAGCATCCTCGTGCCTTTGAAGTCTTGGGGCAACTGATTAAACAGAATGCCGAGATCACAGAAAAATTGATGGACCTCCAAAAGAATAGAAAGAAGATTGAAGAAGAGGGCACTAACAATCAAGAAAAGTTGACACAGAATAATGTGTTCATAGGCACTGCCACTGACCTTCAGAAATTACTTTCAGCCTCTGATGTAATAGAACATACCGATTTATAATGGAATTAAGAAACGCTGAATTTGGATATCTTGGTAATGCGAATGTCAAGAAGGACGGAATATCTCATAATTGGACACTCGAAGAAGTAAGAGAGTATTCTGAGTGCGTTAAGTCAGCAATATATTTTGCTGAGAAATATGTAAAAATTGTTCACCTTGATTCTGGGTTGATACCATTTACATTGTATCCATATCAGAGGAAGATGTTCGAGCATTTTGAGGACAACAGGTTCTCTATTGTTCTGGCATGTCGGCAGTCAGGAAAATCCATTAGCAGTGTTGTATACCTTCTCTGGTATGCATTATTTCATCCCGATAAGACTATTGCTATTCTAGCAAACAAGGGTGCCACGGCACGGGAGATGTTGGCTCGTGTTACTCTGGCCCTAGAAAATCTACCATTCTTCCTTCAGGCAGGGTGTAAAACTTTAAATAAAGGTTCCCTGGAGTTCAGTAATAATTCTCGTATCATTGCTACTGCCACATCAGGGTCATCTATTCGTGGTATGTCTATTTCACTTTTGTTCTTGGATGAGTTTGCATTCGTAGAGAATGATGGGGAATTTTATACCTCCACTTATCCTGTAATATCATCTGGTAAAACTACTAGGGTAATCATAACATCTACAGCAAATGGCCTAGGAAATGTATATCACAAACTATGGGAAGGTGCAACTACGGGTACTAACTCGTATAAACCATTTAGAGTCGATTGGCACGATGTCCCAGGAAGGGACGCAGTATGGAAAGAAGAGACTATCGCCAATACGTCAGCCCTTCAATTCGAACAGGAATTTGGCAATCGATTTATTGGTGTAAGTAAAACACTGGTATCTGCGGATTGTCTATTGCAATTGAGAGCATCTGATCCAATCTATAGTAATGAGGGTGCCCGTGTATATCATGAACCAGAGAAGGATCGTAATTATATAATGTTAGTGGATGTAGCACAGGGTCGTGGACAGGATTATTCTACATTTAATATACTTGATGTAACAGAAGACACATTCGAGCAAGTAGCAGTATACCAGAATAATATAATATCTCCATTACTATTCCCAGAGGTTATAAAGAAATATGCTGCTCTATATAATATGTGCACAGTGGTTGTAGAGTCAAATGATCAGGGTGCCATGGTAGGTAATGAACTTTACTATGGAATGGAATATGAAAATACATTTATTCAATCATATGTAAAGATAAATGATGTGGGTATCAGGATGACTCGTAAGGTAAAGAGAATTGGGTGCTCAAATATAAAGGATATTATTGAGCAAGGAACACTGAAAATAAATGATGCAGATACCATACATGAATTAACTACCTTTGTATCTAGGGGGTCATCATATGAAGCAGGTCTTGGTGCTCACGATGATTTGGTGATGAATCTAGTAATGTTTGGTTATTTTGTTACTCTTTCATACTTTAATGAAATATATGATAAGGATATGAGATCATTAATATATGAGGACCAGATTAAAGAAATAGAACATGATATGATACCATTTGGTTTTATTGATGATGGTGTTAGTGATGAATTCGACCAGGAACGTGATGGGTGGAATTTACTTTAGAGAATCACTATATTATAAATATTGATAATTGAGGTAACTATCGTATAATGATATCATATAAATTTAAATAACCTTGAGGATAAAACATGGGATTTCAAGTTTCGCCTGGAGTACAGGTAAAAGAAATAGATTTAACAAACGTAATCCCTGCGGTATCAACATCAATTGGAGCGATTGCTGGAACATTCCAGTGGGGTCCGGTTGAAGAAATTGTTACGGTAGGGTCCGAAAAGGCATTAGTTTCCACGTTTGGAGAACCAGATGCCAACACATTTAATTATTTTATGCCAGCTGCTTCTTTCTTGAAGTATGGGCAATCACTTAGAGTTGTTCGTGCAGAAACGGGCAATCTCAATTCTTCGTCAGATGGCACAGGTTTTCTTATTAAGAATGATGACCATTATGACTCTCTTACAATCGCATCTGCTAAGAAATGGTTAGCTAGATTTCCTGGAGTTCTCGGAAACTCTTTGGCTGTTGCCATGGTCGGTGCAAACTCTACAGCATGGGGAGCATGGAATGCCAGTTGGAAAACAGAATTTGATTCTATTCCTGGTACTTCTGATTTCGCCACATCTGTAGGTGGTTCTAATGACGAAATGCATATTGTTGTGTATGATGAAGGTGGGGCATGGTCTGGACAGACAGATACTATCCTAGAAACATTTGCTTTCGTTTCACAGGCATCTGATGGTAAAGCATCTGATGGAACTAATAACTATTATGTTGATGTTATCAATAATTCTTCGCAATACATTAGATTTGGTAATCATGAAAATGATTTAGCTTCGGCTAATGTTGGTAAAGCAGCAGCCGGTATCACATTTACATTTCCTAATGCATTAGCAGATAGACCACTTTCTGGTGGGACAGATGATAATACTCCGACAGTCGGGGAAATAAAATTAGCATACGATATGTTTGCTGATGCTGAAACTGTTGATGTTAATCTTATTATTGGTGGACCTACTCCTGATGGTGCTGATGGTGTGACTCATGGTAATAGCATGATAGCAATTGCACATACTCGTAAGGATTGTGTTGCATTTGTATCTCCTCCTATAGCAGATACGGTAAACGTAGTTTCTACCACAGCAACAACTAATGTCATTGGATGGGCAGATGATCTTACATCTTCTTCGTATGGTGTGATTGATTCAGGTGCCATGTATGTCTATGACAAGTATAATGACGTTTATCGGTGGATTGCTGCTTCTGGGGCAATGGCTGGTCTATGTGCATATACTGATGATGTCACTGATCCTTGGTGGAGTCCTGCTGGATTCAATCGTGGTCAATTGCTTGGTGTAACTAAACTCGCATATAATCCTCTTAAAGACCAGAGGGATGATCTGTATAAAAGACGGATTAACCCTATTTGTACTTTTCCTGGTCAGGGAACTATTCTTTTTGGTGATAAAACTGCACAGGCTAAACCTAGTGCCTTTGATCGCATCAATGTTCGTAGATTGTTTATTGTCCTTGAAAAGGCAATCGCAACTGCAGCTAAGTATATGTTGTTCGAGTTTAATGATGAATTTACAAGAGCACAGTTTAGGAATATGGTGGAGCCGTTCTTGCGTGATGTAAAGGGTCGTAGAGGTATTTACGACTTCGCAGTAATATGTGATGAAACTAATAATACGGGTCAGGTCATTGACACTAATCGTTTTGTTGCTGATATCTACATCAAACCAGCACGTTCTATCAACTTTATGACTTTGAATTTCATTGCCACTCGTACTGGTGTTGAATTTTCAGAAATCATTGGCAAATTCTAATAAAGGGGGATAGAAATGGCTAATTTAGGAGTTGATGACTTTAAATCAAAACTTATTGGTGGCGGAGCAAGGACTAACTTGTTCCAGGTTACACCAAACTTTCCAGGGTTCGCTGGAGGAGATGTAGAACTTACATCATTCATGTGTAAGGGTGCATCCCTTCCCTCATCTGTAATCGCACCAATTGAGGTTCCTTTTAGGGGTCGTAAATTGCAGATTGCTGGTGACCGTTCTTTTGAAGCATGGACAATTACTATTATTAATGATGGTAAAATGATATGTCGTTCTGCATTTGAGAGATGGATGAATGGTATTAATTCTCATGAAGCAAATACCGGACTTTCTAATCCAAATGATTATCAAGCAGATATGATTGTGGAGCAGTTAGACAAGGGAGGAGATGTCGTTAAGAAATATGATATCAAGGGATGTTTTCCAACCAATCTTGGAGAAATTGCTTTATCTTATGACGATGAAGGAACAATCGGTGAATTTACTGTCGAATTGACGTATCAGTATTGGACATCCGATACAACATCTTAATTATGTAGGTATATAAATATAGTGGTAGGTCTGCATGGACTACCACTATTATTTTATGAAAAGGTAGAGGAAAAATGGCAGAACTTTTTGGTTTTGAAATAAAAAAGAAAGATAAGAAAAAGGAAGAATTCGAGAAAGGTCGTTCTTTTGTTCCACCTGCTGATGAATCAGGTGGCGTAATAACCACTGGTGGGCATTTTTCTCAATATCTCGACTTATCTTCTGAACAATTATCTGATGATGCATCACAGATAAGAAAGTATCGTGAGATTTCTACGGTTCCAGAATGCGATCAGGCAATCACTGATATAATTTCTGGTGCTATTGTAGGAGATACTGCTGACCCAGTTACATTGAACCTTGATAATCTTGATCAATCAGATAAAATCAAGAAGATTTTCGCTGAGGAATTTGATAATGTTCTTAGTATGCTCGGGTTCAATAGTTATGGGCACGAAATCTTTCGTAAATGGTATGTTGATGGAAGAATATATTTTCATGTTATTATCGATGAAAAAAATCCAAAGAAAGGAATCCTCGAATTAAGACCAGTTGAATCTACTCAGATTACTAAGGTCAAAGAGATAGAAGAAGAAGTAGATCCCGAAACTGGGGCAAAGATAATCATATCTGTAAATGATTATTATGTATATCAAGATCCAGATACCCATACTTCGGCACAAGCACTAAAGATTTCCAAGGATGCTATAATCTTTATTCCTTCTGGTTTACTCTCCTATAAAAAGGATCGTGTAATCGGATACTTGGATAAAGCCATTAAACCTGCGAATCAACTTCGCATGATGGAAGATGCTCTACTGATATATCGTATATCCAGAGCACCAGAACGTAGAATATTCTACATCGATGTAGGAAACCTTACCAAGGGTAAGGCAGAAGAATACCTTCGTGGTATTATGAACAATTACCGCAACAAATTAGTATATGATGCGGAGACAGGCGAACTAAAAGACGAAAGAAAGCATCTTAGTATGCTTGAGGACTTTTGGTTGCCTAGACGGGAGGGTGGCAGAGGAACAGAAATCTCTACTCTACCGGGTGGTCAAAATCTGGGAGAGATTGAAGATCTCATATATTTCCAGAAGAAATTATATAAATCCCTGAATGTTCCTGTCAATAGATTGGAATCTGAGGCACAGTTCTCTCTTGGTCGTAGTAATGAGATAACGAGAGATGAAGTAAAATT